TTATTTATCAAATAGTTTAATTGTTTTATTATCTTTATTTATTTCTAAGCATAACTTTGGATTAATATCTATTATTTCCTCTTTTTGTAAATCAAATTCAAAGTAAACCCAAAAAGCTGGTGTCATTTGACTAATGGCTTGTATGCTATTTTTATTATCTATAAAATTTAAATTGATATTTGAATTATTATAGAGTTTCCAACCGTTAATTATCATATATCTTCTCCTTACAAATATTTAACTATTTCTTTTTGAGTACTAGGGTATAAATGTCCATATCTGTTGTATACTTCATTGCTATCAGCATGTCCTAGCCTTTGAGCTATTACCATAATACTAGCGCCGTGATTTACAAGCATAGAGGCATGGCTATGTCTTAACTCGTGTATAACAATTCTAGGGAATGTCTGACCGTCTGGAAGTTGGTCGTCTAATACTTTTAATGCAGTGGTAAACCAACGATCAATGGTTGACTCACTATAAGTCTTAAAGAATGTACCAAATAATACGTAATCATCTTTATATATGTTATTCTCTTTATACCAAATTAAATAATCTTTGATGTCATCCATCATGTGAGTAGGCAAATATATATCACGTATGGCTGATTTCGTTTTAGGGGCTGTCACTTCACCGTGATAGTCCGTTTTGTTTATATGGATAAATTCATCTTCAAAATTAACGTCACGCCATGTGAGAGCCCTAATTTCGCCCTTTCTTGCTCCAGAGTAGAACAATAGTTTAAAGAATAACTTTTGTTGTTGTGTCACTAGCGCACCATAAAATTGATTGAATTGTTCTAACGTCCAATAATTCAATCGTTTCTGTGATTCTATTTCAAAATTCCCTACAAGAGATGCAACATTTTGTTTTAATTCATGAAACTTCATTGCATGATTCAGTAATGATACTAAATATACATGCATCTTCTTTAAGTAGTCTCCAGAATACCCCTCTTTTAACTTCTTATTCTGAAATTTCATCACATCTTGTGTAGTCATTTTAAATACATCTATAGATTTAAAATAAGGTAGCAAATGGTTATTTGTATGTGTTTTTAATGCTTTTACACTTGATGTTTTTCTACGCGCTGAATACCAGTCTATATATTCTTCAACGAGCTTGTCAAAAGGTAATCTATTAAGCTGTCCGACTCCCTCTAATTCGTCCATCATTTCGTTGCATTTCTTAACTGCGTCTTTACGTTGTTTAAACCCCTTACGTGTTATGTACTTACGAGTATTGCTTTTGTCATAGTAAGTGATACGGAAATAATAAGTACCGCGTTTAGTGTCTTTATATATGTTGTGGGACAGGTTTAAGTTATGTTTTATGGCAATCACCTATTTCATTTCTTGTTTTTATGAGTAAGGGTAATTTGATCACTGTATGTGTAATTATAATTTGAATTAAAATTCAATTCATTAATAATTTTATTTAATTCGATGTTTTCGAAAATTCCATTATTATCACGTAAAGGCCTGCGTATAAATATTCCTGGGAATGAGGAAAGAATATAAACTTTTTCATCAGGGATACTGTAAAATGATTTAATTTCATTAATACGCTTATTTTCTAAACAGTATATTTTTTTGCTTAAATAATTAACTAATAAAAGTTTGAAATTATTACAATCTTCTAAAAACTTTATTAAGTTGTTAAATAAATTACTATAATCGAATTGAATTTTTATTTCAATTTCGGGATTTGGATTTAATTCAATAGAAATTTCATAGGGTATGAAACCTTTTTTTAAGTCATTATCTTCAATTAAATCGCAATTTACAGCATATTTTTTAACAATTATATTTTTCTTTTCTTTAAACTTCTTACTACGTCTGTATGTTTCTACTTTACTAATATCATCTAACTTAATAATCAGTTCGTTAAAGACATTTTTAAATAAATCTGCAACATCAACATTTAACGCTAAAGTGATTTTTTCTAAAGTATCAAATTGTATACCTCTAGTCTTACCATTTAATAATGAGCTTATGGAATTTCTAGAAATTCCGGTTTGTTCATGTAAATCACTTATTTTCAAATTTTTTTCTTCCATTATTTCTTTTAATCGAAAAATTATCATAAAAATCCTCCTTCTAAATAATATTAACACATATACTTGTTATTATTAATCATAAAATACCAAGTCTAGTTGACAAAATGGATATAACAACTATATAATGTATTTGTTAATTTAAATAACAAGCAAACTTGTTATTTTAGGAGGTGTTCGCATGACAAAACTAGCTTATCCAATGTTATACATCACTAGAAAAGAAAAAGGTGACACACAAAAGAAAGTTGCTAGCAAACTTGATATTAGTCCACAACGTTACCAGTTAAAGGAAAGTGGTAAAGCAATATTTAATTTAAATGAGTGTCAGATTCTTTCAGAAATGTATGATATGCCAATTGATGAGTTATTTTCATCAAAAATTAAAGTAGGAGAATAGGAAGCAACACAATGAAATTGAATTTATTTTATATAACTTTAACATCGCTGTTAACAATATTATTACTAGCAATATCTAACATGTATGTCGCTTTTAGTGTGTACGGCATGATGGTAACTTATGGATTTAATTTAACAGGAGGATTAGAAAATGAATAATGAACAAAAAGAAGTTATTCAAGACATCTATAATACTTTAGAAGCAGTAGCTTATAACACATCAATGGAATACATCCATAATTGCGTAGATGGTAAGAAAGAATTGATAGAAAACGTAAATCGTGAGGAACACTTACAAGCCATAATCGAGTGGGCATTACAACAAATAGAAAATAACTTTGATTTTGAGAATGATACTGAAATGGAGGAATTATAAATGAATTGGGAAATTAAAAATTTAATGTGTGATTTAAAGATATTGAAAGAAAAGTTTGAGGATTTAAAGGATAATCATGGCTCGCATTTTGAAGATTTATATCTACATGAGCCAAATCATACCTTAAATAAAGACGATGTTATTAAAGAAGGATTTTCATATCATGAGAGACGCATTCACAATGATCAAATGTTTGATTTGCTACTTCTATACACTGAAAAATTCGATGAATTAATAACGAGGTTTGATGCATTAGAAAAAGCGTCATCTTTCGCCGACCAAAGCCAAGATAACGCATAAAAAAATAAAAATTTATAAAATCATACCATTAATATTTTAACATTAGTTGCATTGAAAATACAGAGAAATCAGATTAGAAAGGAGGCATTCTGTGGCAATTAAGAAAAAAGATAGAATTATTGGAGTTAAAGAATTAGAAATACCGCAAGAATTAAAGTTAGTGCCTAATTGGGTATTATGGCGAGCTGAATGGAACGAGAAGCAACAAAATTATGGAAAAGTACCATATAGTATTAATGGTTACAGAGCTAGTACAACCAATAAAAAAACATGGTGTGACTTTGAAAGTGTAAGTATTGAATATGAAGTTGATGAGCAATATAGCGGTATAGGTTTTGTATTAAGTGATGGTAATAATTTTGTTTGCCTAGATATTGATAATGCAATTGATGAAAAAGGACAAATCAATTCTGAATTAGCATTAAAAATGATGCGACTCACATATTGTGAAAAGTCTCCAAGTGGTACAGGATTACATTGTTTCTTTAAAGGTAAACTACCAGATAACCGTAAAAAGAAAAGAACGGATTTAGACATAGAGTTATATGATTCAGCAAGGTTTATGACTGTTACAGGATGCACAATTGGTCAAAATGATATTTGTGATAATCAGGAAGTATTAAATACTCTCATTGATGAATACTTTAAAGAGAATTTGCCAGTAAATGATGTTGTGAGAGAGGAATCTAATACTAATATGCAATTATCTGATGAAGATATTATAAACATTATGATGAAATCTAAACAAAAAGATAAAATTAAAGATCTTTTACAAGGCACATATGAATCATATTTTGACAGTTCGAGCGAAGCAGTACAAAGCTTATTACATTATTTAGCGTTTTACACAGGTAAAAACAAACAGCAAATGGAGCGTATATTTTTAAACTACAATAATCTTACGGATAAATGGGAAAGTAAACGAGGTAATACGACTTGGGGACAGCTTGAGTTAGATAAAGCTATAAAGAATCAAAAGACAGTTTACACTAAATCCATAGATGAATTTAATGTTATACAACAGGGGAGTAAAGATGTTAAACAGTTATTGAATCAATTGGGGCATGAAGAAAGAACAAAAATGGAAGAAAAGTGGATTGAAGGAGGAAAACGAGGGCGAAAGCCTACAACAATTAGCCCTATAAAATGTGCATATATTTTGAATGAGCATTTAACATTTATACTTTTTGATGATGAAGAAAATACTAAGTTAGCTATGTATCAATTTGATGAAGGGATATATACACAGAACACTACAATTATAAAACGAGTAATTTCCTATTTAGAGCCCAAACATAATAGTAATAAAGCTGATGAAGTTATTTATCATTTAACCAATATGGTAGATATAAAAGAGAAAACTAACTCACCATACTTAATACCAGTTAAAAATGGTGTATTTAACCGTAAAACGAAGCAACTAGAATCATTTACACCTGATTGTATATTTACCACTAAAATAGATACATCGTATGTAAGGCAAGATATAGTACCTGAAATAAATGGCTGGAATATAGATCGGTGGATAGAAGAAATAGCTTGTAATGATAATCAGGTTGTTAAATTATTGTGGCAAGTAATTAATGACTCAATGAATGGAAACTACACACGTAAAAAAGCAATATTTTTGGTTGGTAATGGTAACAATGGTAAAGGTACATTTCAAGAATTATTGTCTAATGTAATAGGTTATAGCAATATTGCTAGCTTAAAAGTGAATGAGTTTGATGAACGTTTTAAATTGAGTGTGTTAGAGGGCAAGACAGCAGTAATTGGCGACGATGTACCAGTTGGTGTGTATGTCGATGATTCTTCAAACTTTAAAAGTGTAGTTACTGGCGATCCAGTGTTGGTTGAGTTTAAAAATAAACCCTTATATAGAGCGACTTTTAAGTGTACAGTTATTCAATCAACGAATGGAATGCCTAAATTTAAAGACAAAACAGGCGGGACTTTAAGAAGGTTATTGATAGTACCGTTTAATGCCAATTTTAATGGCATTAAAGAGAATTTTAAAATCAAAGAAGACTATATAAAAAATCCGCAAGTGCTAGAGTATGTGCTTTATAAAGCAATTAATTTAGATTTTGAAACTTTTGACATTCCTGATGCATCTGAAAAAATGCTTGAAGTATTTAAAGAAGATAACGATCCAGTTTATGGGTTTAAAGTAAATATGTTTGATCAATGGACTATTAGAAAAGTGCCGAAATATATTGTATACGCATTTTATAAAGAATATTGTGATGAAAATGGCTATAATGCATTGAGTTCAAACAAGTTTTATAAACAATTTGAACATTATTTAGAGAATTATTGGAAAACTGATGCACAGCGAAGATATGACAATGAAGAACTTGCTAAGAGGATATACAACTTTAATGACAATAGAAATTACATTGAACCTATTGAAAGTGGAAAAAACTATAAATCGTATGAAAAGGTGAAGCTAAAAGCAATATAGGTGCAACCGAATGCAACCGAATGCAACCGAAAATTTTAAAACGGGTTGCACCTATAACCACACTTGTATCAAGGGGTTAGCGTGTTTATGCAACCGAGCAACTCAAAATCTATAACTTATTAGCAGAAAAGTAAATAACCAAAATATAAATAAGAAATAGTATCAAAAATTATATAAACTAATTTGTGTGATTTCGGTTGCATAGTTGCAAAAGTGGATTAACCCCTTGTGACAGTGAGAAAAAAATTGCAACTGGAAAATTTAAAACGAGTTGCATAGCTGTAAATTTCAGTTGCACATAATCGGAAGAGACTTGCAGTTATACAAAATTGCCTAAGATACTAAAGTTACTAAAAAACGTTTAAGTCACTAAAAGATACTAAAATTCTAGAATTCAGTAACCACAATTTTTACTTTCATATTAGTCTTTTTGACAAAAAGTTACTGAGTTACTATAAATTATTTCTTTTTAGTAGAAATGTATAATAGAGAATTAAGGTAATAAAAGATTATATATATAATACCGTGAATTTTCAGTAACTCAGTAACCAACAGCCTGTATGTATTGACATCACTGTGTTTACAGTGGTTATTGAAAAACATAAATTCAGTGGTTTTTAGTATCTAACGTGGTTGCTTTAGTAACTGGATAGATTGGAGGACGAGAGTAACATGAATAGAAATAGAATGAAACAAATCATTTTAGAATATATAAAGAACAATGACAGCACTTCGTTTGTAGAGATTGAGAATGTATTTGAAGAACAAGGTTTTAAATACAAAGGTAACGGCGCATATACCAGTGGCAACCATAAGAATATTATATTTTGGGTGGGTTGGAATGAAGAAGCGTTTAATATTGGGGCAGATTTAAAACGCGACGGGCTAATTGAAATGCAAATTTGTCCGCCAATGTACTATCTTATTGATGGTAAAGGTCTAAAGCTACCAATCGTAAAGAATAAAAATATAAAAATAGATCATTGGCTACCAGTAACATTTAGTTTAGTAAATTAAAACATGCAGATAAGCATTTAAAATATCAAGTATAGATATGGGAGTGTGTATATTTATTAATCATAAAAGAATCGCATATCAAATAATCAAACATATACCTGTGAACGTTCAATTAATGAATACGAAATATATAAATCGCGTTGTAAGGCGCTATACAAAAAAGCGTGCTGATTTTGAGCTTATTAAAATGTATATCTATCAGATTAAAATGAGAGAGGCAAGACGTGCTAGATCATACAAATGAATCTGTAAAACGTGTGTTTAAGTATAGAGATAAGCAAGAACTATTAAATAAGTATCACGAATTATTAGACAAATACTTTCTTCATAATATTTCGTTCTATGAAGAAGATAAAAACAACGAACGTATATATGGTTTAGTTGTTCATACTAAAAACAAATTAGGAGATGAAGATTATGAAAGAGTTTAAAGAACAATTTGGGTATCAACTATCTAACTTTGATGATATGGATATTAAAGGATACGCCAATCTATATCAAAAGGATATAGGTAAAGATGTAAGTATGATTGAACAGGGGTTAAAGCAATTAAGTATTACTGAAAAAGAAGTTTTATTACCAGAGCAAATTAACAGAAAATTATTAGGAGTGTTAAATATGAATGAAGTAAATCAATCAAGTAATACATGGGTAGGTACCTTAACAAAACAATTAGTTAGTAGTGAGAATAACTTTAATATTCAAGAGTTACCAACTGCACGTAAAGAAGTATTTAAAGAGTTATTGGTGAATTGTGAGCTACCTCAATCACTACGTGAGGTGATTACCATTACAGATGATGAACATGTTGAATCTATACCATCACTAACATACATTAAAGATAAGTTAGCTACTAACGGTATTGAGCTATCACTTAATGGCAGTAGTAAATACTTTGATAGACGTGAGGGACATATCTACACAGAAGTATCAGACAGTGTAGTTCATGGCTCTGATAGAACATTAGATGATCTACTTAAAGAGATATTTATTAATGAGTGTGTCGCATATGAAACAACATTGTTATTAGATAAGAATAATTCAAGTGGTTTAATTGATAAAGGTAACCAAGACTTATCACTTTATAATCAAGGCATCAAAGAAGTAAGTAACACATCAATATACGATGGTATCAAGCAAGCGATGAAAGATATACCACAAACGTTTAGGCGTAATGTATCTATTGTGATGAACACAGAACATCATGATAAGCTCATCAAAGAGTTGGCACAGATGGGATTAGGTGGACTTGCAGGTGATTTAAGTAACCTATTTAATGTGACTAATGTAGTGGTTACTGATGATGCGCATGATGTCTTTGTTGGAGACTTTGGACATGCCATATATGCTAAATACGAACCTATTATGTATAACAAAAAGAAACAAGCATTAAAAGGTATTTATCAATTTGCATTGAACTATGTGTTTGATATAAAAATAATTCCAGAGTTATTGCGCATAGTTAATATTAAATAAAAAAATTATTTAAATAAAATTTTATACCCCCTGCCCATCGGCTTAAAATGTTTTATCGCCGGGTACCGGCGGGGGCCCTTCGCTTGCAACGCGGATAAACTTTTATGAAAGGGGGATAACTTGATTTATCCCTTTTTCAGATACTTATAAATATTAAATTCGATATGTAAAGGTGTGGTTATTTGGTATCTGACTTTGAAAGCAATGATAAAATCACTGAAGTAGAACTTTTAATGCATTACAATCCGAAAGTCATTAATAGCAAAATTAAAGCGATGAGATCACAAATAGAAAGCTTATATCACTTGAACATGAACCATGTGATCACGAATGAGAACGATATGCTGGTATCTGTATCATATCCATTAGATAAATTAGTACTTTATATTATAGAAGAGAAAGATAAACTTGAATATTACATGAAAACGGCTCAGGATAGGCTAAATTTGTTTAAAGATATCATCAAAAACTATTCTGAAAATGAACAACAGGATGTTATGAGGTACATGTTAAGTAGTGGGAAAGTTAAAAATGAAGGAGTCATTGAACGTTTAAAAGTAGATATTTATAAAGTTGAAAGTATAAAACGTCAAGAACGACAAAACAAGCGAGAAGAATTACATCGAATAGAGTTTGATAAGCATTTAGAACAAGTTAAAAAAGAACTTTCATAGATATACATGATATTAACGGCAATGTGCCTATATTCATTAACATTGGTGAATGGGACGGAGACGATGAGGAGTTAGATAAGGCAGTGAAAGATGTATCTAACAATAATCCTAATCATACTGTGATTGTGGATGATATACCGTTAGAGGATTGAGGAGATTGAAACATCGTTTAATTGTGATCATAACATTTAAAAAGCTGTTAAAATTAGTACTAGGTACTAAAATGTAGTATAATGATATTGTGTAGTTGCAACTAATGTCATTCCCCGATATTAGTTGCCTTTTTCATATATAATCTTTTTATTTTGTAAATTTAAATATATAATGTATAAAACTACACATGAAAGAGGTAACGGGGAAATGTCATACAGTAACGAATTTAATAATTTAATTAAAAAAGTAAACGAGTATTCGCTTGATGATGTTGAAAAAAACTCACAATTATATTTTGTTAAGAAAATATTCACTAAGGATAAAGATAATAATAAAAAAAGAAGTTGGTTAGCTATGAATGTAGTTGCAACTAACATTATAAGGAAAATTCATAAAATAGTAGATACTGCAGTTCAAGATAGCGTAATATATAAATCAAATGGAGAAGATGTGAAAAAAAGTGTGAAAAAATACACGCCAACTTCAAATAATAATAATGAAGAAATTTTAGTTACAGACTATAATTATTTGAATGACCAACCTGAAGAATTTATAAAAAAATTACTTCATAAAGAAAGCGAAAAAATGTTAACTGAAGAAATGCAATTTTTTACTTATTCACTAAATATCGATAATCAAACTGCCTATTTTATAGGTAAAGTAGAGAAACTAAATGCTATAAAAAATGGTTTGATTGCAAAATTTACAGAGGATGGACTTAAATTAGGGAAAAATGATCAATTTGGTATAAAAGACCATGTTGGTGTAATATTGTATGATAAAAATATATATATCCTTAAAAAATATATTTTTGAAGTACTTTTTGATTTGGAAGAAAAGTTTTTAAAGGAAACAAAAAAACATATTAATAACATTTCTAATTCAAAACACTTTATAGGTTTAGATGTATATTTAGAATCAATAAAAAATAATAGAAATATAACAAGGAAAATAAGTAAAGCAGTTGAAAAATTTAACGAAAATGGTATTGATTATAGTAATATTAATTCAGATAATTTTAAAAGTAAAATTGATATCATAAATCAACATGGTGAAGATTTTAAATTAAACAAGAATAATCAGTTAGAGATAGAAAAAGATACAGATATCGATAGTATTACTAGGTTAATTACTGATGACTATTATTTTACAATTCTTACAGACAGTTTTGGTTATAATGAATAGGAAGTGATTAAAGCAGTGTTTTATATTAAGCAATTATTTGTGTTTCTTAGTTCTTATCTGCCTCTATTTTTTATTTTATTTGTATCAAATATTAATTATAAGTGTAAAGAGAAATTAGGAACTGGTTTAGAATTTAAATCGATGATTAGCTTACTTATAATAATAATAACGATAATATTAATTAGTTTTTTATATTTAATTTGTAAGAAAAAGAAAGCTATTAAATTTAGTGATGATTCTAAATTTAAAGAAACAGAATATAATTTTTTAAATTATTTCGCTACTTTTTTAATTCCACTATCGACTTTTAAACCTGGTGAGTTAGATTCTGTAATTTTAAACATATCAATGCTATTGTTTTTATTTATTTTTTATATGCAAACACAATCCTATTTTTATAATATATTTTCCATGTCATTTAATAGAAGTATATTTAAAGATCAAAGTGGAAATTTTGTAATAACCGACTATGATTTACAAGAATTACAAAGTAAAATAATAGAAAATTATGAGTTTAAATATATTAATATCAATAAAAAGGTACACATTATCTTAAAAAAGCACCAAAAAAATTAAATTATTTTTTGTTTTTTTGATAGAAAAGTCGATATTATAATAAAATATTTTCAATGACTAATTATTATATAGTATAAGCGTTAATACTAAACTGGTTTAACGCTTATTTTTATGTACAAAATTAGTATTAAGTACTAAAATACGCTGAGAAACGGCCTGTGTTGCAGTGACCGATGAGCGTGTATATAGAAATAGATAAAGTATAGATTTAGATTTAGAAATTATAAATTAATATTTGAGATACTGCCTCTTTAAAAAAGACAAGTTACATTAAAAAAGTAACCTGTCTTTAACCATGATTAGTTTATCGTGATTTTATCTATATCCTTTTTAAATAACATCAATTGTTTATGATCATTATAGTCATCACCAACTTTAGCTGAAATTGGGGGATCATTTTTATCTTTACTATGGATAGTTACTGTGTCACCGTTTTTAACGATTTGTTTCTCTTTTAATTTGTCAGTTAATTTTTTCCATGCATCATTTGCGTCAAACCTATTTCCGTTTGGATTTATTCTTGACAAATCAATTCTTTTAACACTATCGGTATTAATCGGTTTGTTATTAAAATTACTAAGTTCATCTAAATCAGCTGTACCCGTAATACTACTTTCGCCACCATTATTTAAACTGTACGTAACACCGACTGTCTCATTTGCTGTTTTATCGATAATATTTGCTTCTTTCAAAGCATCTCTTACATTTTTCCATAAGTCTCTATCAGTTGTTTCAGCAGCTTTTACAACGTTATTAATACCATTATAATTTGAAGAAGAATGAAAACCTGAACCTACTGTTGTTAAAACTAAAGCACTTGCTATCAATGTTTTTGTTAATAGTTTTTTATTCATTTTAATTTCTCCTAAAATTTATTCTGTAATCGATTACAAAACAAATTTACAATTATTATTCATGTAAATCAATTAACTAATTATTAACAAACTATAAAAATTTATTATTAAAATACATTTGTTTTTAAGCTAGAAATATTAGTTGTTTATGCTATAATCATTTTAGGCACAGCAATGTGTTCAAATTTTTATCTATTCGTAAGTTAGCCTTCGGGCTAACTTTTTATTTCCATTATTATTCACATGTTAATCTTGTTGTTATTTAGGCAGGTACTTCGGTACTTGCCTATTATTATATCTCTATACGATAGGAATCGACTATATGACTTACTAAGTTTTATAGCAAATTAGACAATTAACACATAAGGCATTTAATATTGAGTTGTTATAGTAGTTGTATAATATATAGCTAGTTCCTTATAACAGCAAAAAAAATAATTTTGACTATAAGATTAAATATAAGAATATAAAATTAACAGTAGAAACCAATTTTAGAATTTGAAAAATTGAATGCATTAATTATAAGAGTGTGAATATATAAACAATGTTATTAATTCAAGATGCTTAGAAATCCTCTGTTTCTCCTTGAGAAAGAGTTTTGTATATAAGTTCAGATGAAGTATAGTTAATTAATTTTCAAAGCATAACTTAATTCTTAGAAATAACGTGAAATCATTAAATATAATTAATTTTCTTTTAATATTTTTTTAATTGAATATTTAAGATTATAACATATATTTAAAGTGTATCTAGATACTTTTTGGGAATGTTGGATGAAGGAGATAAAAATGAATAAGAGTCGATTTATTTCATGCGTAATTTTGATATTCGCACTTATACTAGTTCTTTTTACACCCAACGTATTAGCAGAGAGCCAACCAGACCCTACGCCAGATGAGTTGCACAAATCAAGTGAGTTTACTGGTACGATGGGTAATATGAAATATTTATATGATGATCATTATGTATCAGCAACTAAAGTTAAGTCTGTAGATAAATTTTTGGCACATGATTTAATTTATAACATTAGTGATAAAAAACTAAAAAATTATGACAAAGTGAAAACAGAGTTATTAAATGAAGATTTAGCAAAAAAGTACAAAGATGAAGTAGTTGATGTGTATGGATCAAATTACTATGTAAACTGCTATTTTTCATCCAAAGATAATGTAGGTAAAGTTACAGGTGGTAAAACTTGTATGTATGGAGGAATAACAAAACATGAAGGAAACCACTTTGATAATGGGAACTTACAAAATGTACTTATAAGAGTTTATGAAAATAAAAGAAACACAATTTCTTTTGAAGTGCAAACTGATAAGAAAAGTGTAACAGCTCAAGAACTAGACATAAAAGCTAGGAATTTTTTAATTAATAAAAAAAATTTGTATGAGTTTAACAGTTCACCATATGAAACAGGATATATAAAATTTATTGAAAATAACGGCAATACTTTTTGGTATGATATGATGCCTGCACCAGGCGATAAGTTTGACCAATCTAAATATTTAATGATGTACAACGACAATAAAACGGTTGATTCTAAAAGAGTGAAGATAGAAGTCCACCTTACAACAAAGAATGGATAATGTTAATCCGATTTTGATATAAAAAGTGAAAGTATTAGATATATTTGAAAGGTAAGTACTTCGGTGCTTGCCTTTTTAGGATGCATATATATAGATTAAACCGCACTTCTATATTAATAGAAAGTGCGGTTATTTATACAGTGAATCTAAACTATAATAATTGGAATCATCTTTTTGAAATTTCGACATCTAGATGAAATTGTGTTGAATCAACAGTTTTATTATCTTTGTAAATTTTTAAGAAGCTTTCTGGAAGACCGTATCCTGTGTAAAATAAATCATACGAGAAATTAGAACCATCATTTATATGGAATACTACACTCCCCTTATCAAAACCGCTATAAAATTTTGAAGAAGTGCCGTATTCTTTACCTTTACCAGTATCATTGTGTCCATAAATATTAAATTCATCTTGCAAGTATTTTCTTAGTTTGACATCTATTTCTTGTGCGGTAACCATTTTTTTATCTGTAGAAACACTTTTAGTTGTAACTGTTTGATGCTTGCCATTGATAATTAAATTTATAGGTATTATTCTTGGCGAATCTAATTTATTGTTTTCTGCTTTAGTAACACCACCATATATAGTACGAGAGTTAGAACCATATTTATAGCTTATACCAAAAACATCGACATTTTTTCCCTTTAGATCACTAGTTATATATTCATTGTCAAATTCAGCATACAATGTATCATTTTTATACGAGTATTCTAAGCGGTGTGATTCTGGTGAATTTTTGTCTTTAACATTCTTTAAATTCACATATTCATATTTAGTATAAAAATTTCTTAGGTTTCCTGGACCTACATCGCCGTTAGATAAGACTGTATGATTAGAAGAAAAAATAAATAAAGTAATAACAATTACAAATAATAATCTTTTTTTCATATTAGGCACTTCCTTTTTATTATATTTATAATAACATTATAAATATAAGTTGAATAATAAATTTTAGAAAATTCATAAAAAATACAAAAGGTTATAAAGGAAGAGTTATAGAAAAATATGTATCATCCCACACGTTGCAGGCAGTGAATACGTATTTGAATACATTAATTATGAGGTGATGTTGGGTGCACAAATTTATATAGTTTTATCAATTTTAACATTTTACACACAATAGAGTAGCCAATTTAAACGTTGATATGACAATGCTTATAGAGAGTTATACATGAATAGATAAACGCTTTAATGAACTCCCGCCGTCTCCATATTTGTAGCCTACAACCTTTGTGGATGTGGGCTTTTTTATATGTTTTTTATCTATTCTTGTGAGGAAGGTTAAATTAGCTGTGTACGTTGATATGATAGTATTTGCTTAGGTTCAAATTTTCATGAATGAAAAATTAATACTTGTGTACATATAAGATTTTGCGTTAAGGGTTGAAAGAATATGTGTCAAATAAGTGTCAAATAAGTGTCAAAAAAGTTGAGCTTAGAGTTTTAATATTGTTCATAAAAAAATTCTTTATATAAGATAATTCTTCATTCAAAACAACAAAAAAGAGTAGGCGAGCTACTCTTTTTTGTTGTATTTAACAATTAAATTAGTGTGTCATTATGAGTGTAGGTAAGCTAATTTATAATGACAATAATAATTACAAAGATTATAACGCTGTATGCGAGCATTCATAAATTTATACTTCATCTAAACTACTGTGGTCGTCATCTTTTTGCTTTTCTTTTTCTTTCTCTCGTTCTTGTTCTTTTTTGTACTCTTCTTCAAATTCTTTTTCTTTCTTTTCTACTTCTTCTCTTGTTTCCGCTCTATGAGAAAAATCCTCGGTTTTAAGTTTACTAAATTTGAATGATTTAGAATCAACTGTTTTATCTTCTGAGTATTTATGGACATTTAAATTAATATTTCCATCACCTCTTAACTCATAGATAAACATGGCTTGTGCAGTTTTGCCTTTTTTAATTTGATCTTGGTTATGTTCTGTCCAATCTTTATATTTTTTATCACTTAAAAGATAACCATCTCTTAATTTATTTACTGTATTTTTATCATCTTGAGTGATATTAATATAGTCATGAGAAATAGAAGATGGATTTAAATCTTTATCGTCTTTTTTAGCAGTAATTTCCATTTTAAAAGCGATATATTTCTTTTTCTCATCTTTTTCATTGATGATAAACGGTTCTTTTATTTTAGCTTCAAATTTGTCACTAACAATAGTATCGCCTTTAATTTTTATATCCATATTTTTTTTGCTTTTAAATTCTTTAAGTTCTTCATTTAATTCTTCATTGTCATTTTCTTTCTTTTTGTGACTAGTGCTCTCTTTTTTTGCACTATCTTGATGATGTCCACAAGCACCTAAGATAAGTGTACTTGCTAATAATATCCCCATTACTTTTTTCATTTAACATGTCTCCTTTATTTCGCAAAAATTTATTTTAAAAACTCTAAATGACTTATCATTTTGAGTAATTAAACAAAGTTGATATTTTGTGAGATTCTAAGATGATATTAAATAATTCTTGTAATAATGATCCTATGTATTGTTGCAATAAATTAATGAAACTATAATTACTAATATTATATTACTTTTATTGATAGAAATATATTACTTTTTTAAAAAACTTGTAATATATCGAAAGATTTAAATGTAAAATTTTGATTTGTTAAGAAATTACGTTTGTAAAAATAAAAAAATCAACTTATTTGTATGAGATAAATATGTATTGAAGAAGAAGTGTTATTAATTTGGAAAATACTGGTCAAAGATGGGAGCTCTCAAAAGCGTTATTGTATTTTTTAGTCAATACAAATAGATTGCCGTAATAATAATCGTACTTGATGGTTAAAAAATTACTTAAGGCTATAAAGCAAAACTTTTTATATGAGCAGTCGAATATAACGTTTAAAATGATTGTTTTTGGATATAAACGATTAAGTAAAATGCTTTTTCAGTTTGAAATTAATCATATAAATTTCTTATGGGAAGGTTGATATCTTAATGATTAATATTATTTCAGCTATAGGATCTATTGGAACATTTATTATGGCTTTATTTTATTTTGTATCAGTTTCAGTTCAACTTTATCAAATGAAAATTAGCTTTCTGCCAGCTTTAGGTTTTAACCAAATTTTATTAGAAAGGGAGGAGGATCAACTTAATATAATGAATTCGGCAACAGAAGAGCATCATCATAAAGATTATATTAAACTATATAATTTAGGTGGCGGTGCTGCTAAAAAAATTGCAATAGAGGTTTTATTGGGTAATGATAAAGTCATTCAGAAAAAATACGTGAATATTTTACCTAGTAAAGAAGGGTACATGTTACCAATTAATAAAAATGTGTACGAAGAATTAGAAAGAACGATTGAGAACAATGGTTATGAAGCTGATTTGAATGTACGTATGACTTATTATCATAATGTAAGTCGCAAACAACAGGAAGTTATATTAAAAGGTCAAATCGACTGTTTTAATACTTATAATAATAAAGAAATTTATGATTTGCAGTTTATCTAAAAATTGATTTAAGAGGGTAGTTGTTTATTGCGAAAAATATCATTCAATTTTAATGAAATAATGGCGTCATTACTATAAAATATTACTTTATGTTGTAATGCATTTTTCTATAAGATAGAACTAAAAGGAGGGGCAAAGATGCAAATTAGACAAATACATCAACATGACTTTGCTCAAGTTGACCAGTTAATTAGAACGGCATTTGAAAATAGTGAACATGGTTATGGTAATGAATCAGAACTAGTAGACCAAATTCGTCTAAGTGATACGTATGACAATAACTTAGAATTAGTAGCTGTTCTTCAAAATGAAGTTGTAGGGCACGGTTTACTAAGTGAAGTTTATCTTGATAACGAGGCACAACGGGAAATTGGATTAGTGTTAGCACCTGTATCTGTTGATATTCATCATCAAAATAAAGGTATTGGGAAGCGATTGATTCAAGCATTAGAACGAGAAGCAATATTAAAAGGATATAATTTTATCAGTGTATTAGGATGGCCGACGTATTATGCCAATCTAGGATATCAACGCGCAAGTATGTACGACATTTATCCACCATATGATGGTATACCAGACGAAGCGTTTTTAATTAAAGAATTAAAAGTGAACAGTTTAGCGGGAAAAACAGGTACCATAAATTACACATCTGCTTTTGAAAAAATATGATTTCAAGCTAGGATTACATTAGGTAGAGTTCATATTAATAATAAAAAATGTTTGCAATGAAATCGTGCATTGTCGTTTGCAATTTTTAAAATAGCAATAAATAAAATGTTTGTTAGTAAAGTATTATTGTGGATAATAAAATATCGATACAAATTAATTGCTATAATGCAATTTTAGTGTATAATTCCATTAACAGAGATTAAATATATCTTTAAAGGGTATATAGTTAATATAAAATGACTTTTTAAAAAGAGGGAATAAAATGAATATGAAGAAAAAAGAAAAACACGCAATTCGGAAAAAATCGATTGGCGTGGCTTCAGTGCTTGTAGGTACGTTAATCGGTTTTGGACTACTCAGCAGTAAAGAAGCAGATGCAAGTGAAAATAGTGTTACGCAATCTGATAGCGCAAGTAACGAAAGCAAAAGTAATGATTCAAGTAGCGTTAGTGCTGCACCTAAAACAGACGACACAAACGTGAGTGATACTAAAACATCGTCAAACACTAATAATGGCGAAACGAGTGTGGCGCAAAATCCAGCACAACAGGAAACGACACAATCAGCATTAACAAATGCAACTACGGAAGAAACTCCGGTAACTGGTGAAGCTACTACGGCAACGAATCAAGCTAATACACCGGCAACAACTCAATCAAGCAATACAAATGCGGAGGAATTAGTGAATCAAACAAGTAATGAAACGACTTCTAATGATACTAATACAGTATCATCTGTAAATTCACCTCAAAATTCTACAAATGCGGAAAATGTTTCAACAACGCAAGATACTTCAACTGAAGCAACACCTTCAAACAATGAATCAGCTCCACAGAGTACAGATGCAAGTAATAAAGATGTAGTTAATCAAGCGGTTAATACAAGTGCGCCTAGAATGAGAGCATTTAGTTTATCGGCAGTAGCTGCAGATGCACCGGCAGCTGGCAAAGATATTACGAATCAGTTGACGAATGTGACAGTTGGTATTGACTCTGGAGATACAGTTTATCCGCACCAAGCAGGCTATGTCAAACTGAATTATGGTTTTTCAGTGCCTAATTCTGCTGTTAAAGGTGACACATTCAAAATAACTGTACCTAAAGAATTAAACTTAAATGGTGTAACTTCAACTGCTAAAGTGCCTCCAATTATGGCCGGAGATCAAGTATTGGCAAATGGTGTAATCGATAGTGATGGTAATGTTATTTATACATTTACAGACTATGTTGATACTAAAGAAAATGTAACAGCTAATATTACTATGCCAGCTTATATTGACCCTGAAAATGTTACAAAGACAGGTAATGTAACATTGACAACTGGCATAGGTAGTACAACAGCAAACAAAACAGTATTAGTAGATTATGAAAAATATGGTAAGTTTTATAACTTATCTATTAAAGGTACAATTGACCAAATCGATAAAACAAATAATACGTATCGTCAGACAATTTATGTCAATCCAAGTGGAGATAATGTTATTGCGCCGGTTTTAACAGGTAATTTAAAACCAAATACGGATAGTAATGCATTAATAGATCAGCAAAATACAAGTATTAAAGTATATAAAGTAGATAATGCAGCTGATTTATCTGAAAGTTACTTTGTGAATCCAGAAAACTTTGAGGATGTCACTAATAGTGTGAATATTACATTCCCAAATCCAAATCAATATAAAGTAGAGTTTAATACGCCTGATGATCAAATTACAACACCGTATATTGTAGTTGTTAATGGTCATATTGATCCGAATAGCAAAGGTGATTTAGCTTTACGTTCAACTTTATATGGATATGACTCAAGGTTTGTATGGAGATCTATGTCATGGGACAACGAAGTAGCATTTAATAACGGATCAGGTTCTGGTGACGGTATCGATAAACCAGTTGTTCCTGAACAACCTGATGAGCCTGGTGAAATTGAACCAATTCCAGAGGATTCAGATTCTGACCCAGGTTCAGATTCTGGCAGCGATTCTAATTCAGATAGCGGTTCAGATTCGGGTAGTGATTCTACATCAGATAGTGGTTCAGATTCAGCGAGTGATTCAGATTCAGCGAGTGATTCAGATTCAGCA